GTCGGCGGCCAGTTGATTTTCCAGAAGGTCAAATACGACCTGCCCGCTGACTACAACAGCACGGTCAACCGTACCCATTGGGACAAGAGCAAGCGTTGGGAAATGCTTGGCCCCGAGTCGCCGCAGCAATGGGAATGGTTGCTCTCGGGTTACATCAGCACCGGCCCGCGTATCCGCTGGCGGCTGCTCGGCAAATACTTCCAGATTTGGCCGGGGATGAACGCAGGCGAACTGCTTGGGTTTGAGTACCGCAGCCGATCTTGGGCCGAAAGCGCGGCAGGCGCACCCAAGAGTTCGTTCACCGCTGACGATGACACTTGCATCTATCCAGATCGCTTGATGGTGCTGGGTACAAAACTTAAATACTTTGAGGCCAAGGGCTTTGATACGACCGCCCTTTATCGTGATTACCTAATGGAGTTTGAGACAGCGGTGGCGCAAGACACGGCATCGGCAAACCTTTCGTTTGCGCCGCGCCCCGGCACCGTCCTCATCGGCTACGACAATATTCCTGACAGTGGCTACGGAACGGATAGCCAATAATGGCCTCGCCCGTTCGCAGACGGTTAATCCAAAGGACGAGCAACAACGTCGCCTCGTTGCCCGCGCCCGTGGGTGGTTGGAACGCCCGCGACTCGCTCGCTAACATGGCCCCGACCGATGCGGTGACGTTAGATAACCTGTTCCCGGGTGTCTCCAGCGTTGGCATACGAGGCGGCTACACGCCGCACGTTACGGGCATTTCGGGGCAAGTTGAAACCCTGATGACCTACAACGGCGGGGCAAACGACAAGATGTTTGCCATCGCAGGGGGCAGCATTTTTGATGTGACGACCTCTGGCGTTGTGGGCGCAGCGGTAGTTACCGGGCTATCAGATAGCCGGTGGGAATCGGTAAATATCACGACCTCGGGCGGCAGTTACCTATACGCCGCAAACGGCGTAGACGCGCCACGACTTTATGACGGCACAACGTGGACAGCGATCACGGGCGCATCCACCCCCGCGATTACAGGCGTTACAACCACCACGCTGACCTCGCCCACCTTGTTCAAAAACAGGATGTGGTTTATCCAAAAGGACACGCTCAAGGCGTGGTATTTGCCCACGGCATCGGTGGGTGGTGCGGCGAACGTCCTAGACCTGTCATCGGTAGCGCGTAACGGCGGCACCTTGCGGGCGATGGCAACGTGGACGATTGACGCTGGATACGGCGTTGACGACAACCTCGTTTTTGTCACCGATCAGGGCGAAATTATCGTTTACCGTGGCACCGACCCCTCCAGCGCGTCCACATGGGCGCTGATTGGCGTTTGGCAGGTCGGCGCACCCGTTTCGCGGCGTTGCGTGGCGAAATATGGCGGTGATTTGCTGCTTTTGACGCTGGACGGACTGATTCCGCTCGCCTCGGCGCTGCAGTCATCACGGTTAGACCCACAAGTGGCGTTGTCAGACAAGATACAAGGTGCTTTTGCAACGGCAACGCGCACCTATAAAGACAACTTTGGGTGGGGATTGCTTTATAACCCGCTCAACAATGCCTTAATTGTCAATGTTCCCGTCAGCACGGGCGCACAACAGCAGTTTGTGATGAACAACATCACAAAAGCGTGGTGTCGGTTTACGGGCTGGTACGCAAACTGTTGGACATTGCTTAACGACACGCCTTATTTCGGCACAGGCGGCTCGGTGGCGCAGGGCTGGACAACGGCAAGCGGCAGCGGCGGTTTTAACGACAACGGCGCGGCGATCCCGACGCGGGCGCTGCAGGCGTTTAACTACTTTGAGACACGCGGTGTCATCAAATACTTTACCCGTGGCCGCCCGACCATTTACAGCAACGGTCAGCCTGCGATCAGCATTGGCGTCAACGTAGATTTTCAGACCGCCGACATCGTTGGCCCCTTGTCGTTCTCGTCCACGGCCTATGGTTTGTGGGATGTAGGCTTGTGGGATCAAGCGATTTGGGGGTCGGATACGGTCGTGTCCAACAACTTTACGGGCCTGCAAGGCATCGGGTACTGCGCTGCCGTTAACTTCAACAGCAGCAGCAAAAACCTGACGTTGGAGTGGGCCTCTACTGACATTGTGTACCAACTCGGATGGGCTGGCGCATCGTAAGCGGCCCCCATGTTGGGGCATGGGTCACGGCGCAGACAGAGGGTGCGTTTGACCCTAACCGCTCAACCGCTATCGGCCTTGAGCGTGACGGCAAGATCGTCGCAGGGACGGTCTACGAGAATTGGAACGGGCGATCCGTCGTTTGCCACATAGCGTGGGAACGGGTCACCCCAGCGTATATGGCGGCGGTGTATGACTATGCGTACAACGTCGCAAATGTTGATAAGATCATAGGGCCAATTAGCAGCAACCATACCCGGGCGCTCGCATTGGTCAGCAAGATGGGGTTTTCGGAAGAAGCGCGGATTAAAGGTGCCGCGCATGACTCTGGAGACATTGTTTTGATGACGCAGACACCCGATAAGTGTCGATACTTGGAGCCTCGGTATGGGCAAAAGATCGCCAGCGCCACCGCCAGCGCCTGATTACGCCACGTTAGCCATTAAGCAGGGAGAGGCTAACCTCGCCGCTGCAAAGCAGTCGGCGTACATGAGCAATCCCAACATCTACAGTCCTACGGGAACGCAGACTGTAACGTGGGAAAAGAAGCGCACAACGGACACCGACGCCTACAACAAGGCGATGGCCGAGTATCAAAAGCGGCTCTTTGAAAACCCTGATTTGGCGGGCGAACCGCCAACGCCAGAGCAATTTGGCACCGAGATTGAACAGCCGACTATTCGCCAAACGATTGATCCCAACGCCGAAGCGGCATTACGCCAGCAGGAGTTGGCGCAGCGGTATATGTCAGAGGCGGCAGCGGGTGCCGCACAAGGGTTGGGCGGCCTTGGTATCGCTTCAGCATTCCGACCCGAAAACCTTCCCGGTTTACGGTATGGCGTAGATTACGCAGGCGCGGTAGCGACCCCGGGCAGTTATATCCCGTATCGCGGCGAGGCCGGTTATGTGGATATGGGCTTTGCGACGGGCGATATGCAGTTCGCCCCGGGCGCAGCCGGTTACGCGCCAACGTCGGGGTTTTACACCGAGGCATTGCCGAGTCAGATCGGGACAGGTGAGCGAGCCGCAGGCGGCCCTGCTGCCCCCGGTCTTGCAGGGTTCCAGTATGGCGGCCCGCAGACGGCAATAGGCGAAACGGGGTTTGCCCCTGCAGGGTCAAGTTTTATCGGCGTCCCGCGTGAGTACGGCGTTGATTACTCGGGCGTAGGTGGCGTCGGCCAAGGCGTCGGTGCAGGCCAGTTCGGCATGGCGCAGGGTGGCCCCGCTGGTGGCTTATTTGGCATGGCAGGCGGTGGCCCCGCTGGCGTGCAACTTGGTGGGTTAGACACCTCTGGCCTCATGGGCATCCAAGGCGGCGTAGGCCAGTTTGGTCAAGCGCAAGGCGGCACCGTCGCAGGCCCACAGTTACGCGGCCTTGATGTGTCAGGACTTGGCGGCCCACAAGCGGCCCCCGCGCAGGGGCAGTTTGGTTACGCCCAGCAATTCGTCCAAGGCCCGCAGTTACAGGGCCAGATTGACGTTGCCAACCTTGCCGCCGCTCCTGTGCAGGCAGGCACCACGGCGCAGCAGGCGATCATGTCGCGCCTCGCGCCACAGTTGCAGGGCGAGCGTCAGGCGCTATACACGCAACTTGTTAACCAAGGTCTGCGACCGGGCGGTGAGGCGTTCAACGCCGCGATGCAGGCGCAGGCGCAGAAAGAAAACGACTTGATGCTGCAAGCCGCAGCGCAGGGCATTAGTCTGGATCAGGCAGCCCGTCAGCAGGGCTTTGCCGAGCAGCAGGCCCGTGCGATGTTTGCTAACCAAGCGCAACTGCAAGGCTTTGGCGCTGGCATGGAGCAGGCGGGTCTTTACAACGTCGGCCTTGGCCAAAACGTCCAGCAGGCACTTGCCACGCAAGCCGCCGCTAATCAGGCGCAGCAGCAGGCATTCCAGCAGCGTCTGGCTGGAGCGCAGTTTGGGCAAGAGGCAGAACTTGCGCGGTTTGGCGCAGGAATGCAGACCGAACAGGCTCGCAATCAGGCTATCGCGCAAAACACGCAGTTGGCGTTGGCGTCTGGGCAGTTTGCTAATGAAGCGCAGGCCCAGCAGTTTGCCCAACGTCTTGCGGCGGGTGAGTTTGGCAGAGAGGCGCAACTGGCCTCGTTCCAAACAGGGCAACAGGCGCAAGAGTCGGTCAACCGCGCTATTGCACAGAACTTTGCCCAAGCGCAGGCCGCTCAACAAGCGCAGAACCAAGCAGTTCAGCAGAACCTGCAGTCAGCCCTTGCCGCCGAGGAAGCGCAACGTGCCGCACAGGCACAGCGTTTCGGTCAGGCCCAAGGCACCGCAGAACTGGCCGCACAACTTGGCGGTCAGCAGTTTGGTCAGCAGGCGCAGTTGCAGCAGATCATCAACGCCGCTGGGGCGCAAAACTTCCAGCAAGCGTTGGCCTCGCGTGAGGCGTTTAACCAAGCGCAGCAGCAAGCCTACCAACAGGCGATGGCAGGGCAGCAGTTTAACCGCGAAGCCTTGTTGCAGCAGTTTGGGATGGGTCAGCAAGCCCAACAACTTGCCAACGCTGCCGCTGCACAAAACTTTGCACAACAGCAACAGGCCGCAGAGTTCAACCTTGCCCGTCAGCAGCAGCAGGCGGCACAGTCAGGCGCGCAGGCCGAGTTTTACAACCAAGCGCAGGCGCAGGCGTATCAGCGTCAACTCGCCCAACAGGCCGCGCAAAACGCAGCCCAAGCGCAGCGGTTCGGGCAGGTCATGGATTACCAGCAACTGCGTAACCAAGCCCTCGCGCAAAATCAGGCGATTGACTTTCAGCGTTTGGCCGCACAGAACGCCGCCCAACAGCAGCAGTTCCAGCAGAACATCGCACAGCAGCAGTTTTACAACACGGCGGTGCAGCAGGCGCTGGCACAACAGGCCGCAATCCGCAGCATCCCGGTCAACGAGATCAGCGCATTGCTCTCTGGCGGTCAGGTCAACGTGCCGCAGTTCCAAGGCTAC